AAAGACGTTATGGAAGAATCTTTAACCCCACACTTAAAAGACATGCTAGCCGCCAAGCTCCAAGAAATGGAAGCAGAGGAAATGGCTGAAACTGTTGAAGAAGAAGTAGTTGAAGAAGAAGCCATAGAAGAAGAAGCAGTTGAAGAAACTGTTGAAGAAACCGTTGAAGAAACAGTAGAAGAAGAAGCTGTTGAAGAAGGTTCTTACGACAAAGATGAGATGGACGAAGAAGAAGTAGCTGAAGTCGAAGCACCAGTTGCTGAAGAAGATGAACCAGCAGAGGATGACGCAGAAGAATCTGAGGACGAAGCTGAAGAAGAAGCCGAAGAAAGCGATGACGACGTGGATGTGAAAGACATGGAAGTAGAGGATCTTAAAGCTCTTATTAAAGACATGATTGCTCAGGAACTCGAAGGACATGAAGATCATATGCATGACGGTGGTGAAATAGAAGATGAAGAAGGTGGAGTTGAAGACATGGTCGCAGCCGACGATGAGGAAATCAACCTTGAAGAACTTCTTAAAGAACTAGAAGCGCTATCTGAAGACTTAGATGAAGAAGAAGTTGCTGAAGCCAAGCATGATGATGAAGATCACATGGAAGAAGGTAAGCACAAAGACGAAGATGCTATGGAAGAAGAAGTATCTGAAGAAGTAGAGGAGAGTTCAGAATTGAATGAAGCCCTCGAAACTATAGAAATTCTACGAAAAGAGCTATCTGAAGTTAATCTTCTGAATTCAAAACTACTCTACGTAAACAAAATTTTTAAAGCTAATAACTTATCAGAAGCTCAAAAAGTAAATATTATAGCTACTTTTGATAAAGCTGAGACAGTTAAAGAAGTAAAACTTGTTTACGAAACTGTAGCTGAAAATATTGCAGCTCCAAAGAGTGAAAAAACTAACATTAAAGAACACAAATCTTTTGCGTCTAAAGCAACTGGTAACTCTACAAAAGGAGAAGTAATCTCTGAAGTTAGTGACCAAGTTCGTAGAATGCAGAAATTAGCTGGAATCATAAAATAATTTAATCCTTTATTACAATGGAAATTAACAACCTACTCGAAGGTTCAGCGAGCGAATTTAAAGTATTACAAGAAGATGCTGCTCGTTTAGCCGACAAATGGAGCCAGTCAGGTCTACTAGAAGGTCTAGAAGGCAATGACTCAACAATGATGGCTCGTATCTTAGAAAACCAAGCCAAGCAAGTAGTAGCTGAGCAGTCCAACACTGGTACTGGTGCTTCTTTCTCTGCTGGTGCAGGTGAGCAATGGGCAGGCGTGGCTTTACCATTGGTACGTAAAGTATTTGCTCAAATCGCAGCAAAAGACTTCGTATCAGTTCAGCCAATGAACCTACCATCTGGTCTAGTATTTTATTTAGACTTTAAATATGGAACTTCTACTGCTGGTTTCACAAGCGGTGACAACATGTACGGTAACGTTTCTACTGCTAACAGCCAAATGGGTGTTGACGTAGATCCTTCTGGCGGTCTTTATGGTGCTGGTAGATTTGGTTATTCAATCAATTCTGCTTCTGCAACTGTACAAGAAGCTGCTTCTGCTGCTACTTCTGCATCTTTAGGATATGACGCAGACAAAGATCCTGCTGATTACTACCTAATCACCAAAACTATGCCGTCTGGATTTGACTCTAAAGGTGTTCGTGCCTTCAGAATTCTTTCTGCTTCTGTTGACGTAACTAATCCAGAACTAACTACTGTATCTGGAAACGACGTTACTTTCGTAATTGCTAAAGCTGATACTACTGTTGACACTTCGTTAACTGGTTCAGTAATATACCACAACCAGCCAGCTGACAACAGCCGTGGAGACTTCGAAGACACTACTGGAACTTTAAAAATTCCTGAAGTAAACGTATCTCTAGCTTCTGAAGCAATTGTTGCTAAGACTAGAAAATTAAAAGCTCAGTGGACTCCAGAATTCGCTCAGGATCTTAACGCTTACCATAGTGTAGATGCTGAAGCAGAATTAACTTCTCTACTTTCTGAGTACATCTCAATGGAAATCGATCTAGAAATTCTAGATATGTTAATCCAAGATGCTGCTACAACTGAGAGATGGTCAGCTGAAAACAACAAAATCTGGAACGGTAGTGCATGGAGTACTTCTACTTCTGACTTCTACAACACTCAAGGTCAGTGGTTCCAAACTTTAGGAACTAAGTTCCAAAAAGTATCTAACAAGATCCATCAGAAAACTCTACGCGGTGGTGCAAACTTCGCAGTAGTATCTCCAACCGTAGCAACTGTACTTGAATCTATCCCAGGCTACGCTGCTAACACTGACGGAGACAAAATGGACTTCGCAATGGGTGTAGAAAGAGTCGGTTCATTAAACAGCCGTTTCCAAGTATACAAAAACCCATACATGACTGAGAACATCGTTCTTCTTGGTTATAGAGGATCTCAATTCCTAGAGACTGGTGCAGTATATGCTCCATATGTACCTCTAATGATGACTCCTCTAGTGTACGATCCTGAGACTTTCACACCACGTAAAGGTCTAATGACTCGCTACGCTAAGAAAATGATTCGTCCAGAATTCTACGGTAAGATCTTCGTATCTGACCTAGAGACTGTATAAGCTTAATTTAGCTTAATTTTCGAAGAGGCCTGCCATTTGGTGGGCCTTTTTTTTTTGTATTAAGATTTGCATTTAGGTTGAATATATATCATATTTATAGACAACTAAAATTTCAACCTCTAGCCCTTATTGTATGAGTTCTCTTCCACACACAGCAGATGTGTATCAAATGAAAAGAAAACCAAAAAATCCAATAAAATTCAACATACAACTTAACGAGGAACAAAAAAAAGCAAAAGCAGTTATACTTCAAAGTCCAATAACAGTTTTAAGAGGTGGAGCAGGATCAGGAAAAACGTTATTAGCCGCACAAACTGCTCTAGACCTTCTATTCTCCAGAGAAATAAACAAAGTTATCATTACCCGTCCTACGGTTTCTAAAGAAGATATAGGGTTCCTACCAGGAGATATTAGGGAGAAGATGGACCCTTGGTTAGCGCCTATATATCACAATCTCTACATGTTATATAACAAAGAGAAGATAGATAAAGAAGTAGAAAAAGGCACTATTGAAATAGTTCCCTTCGCCTTTATCAGAGGACGTACTTTCGTTGACTCTTTCGTCATAGTAGATGAAGCACAGAACGTAACACACACCCAGATGCAGGCAGTTATAGGCCGTCTTGGTAAAAATAGTAAGATGGTAATATGCGGAGATATAGCTCAAATAGATTTAAGAGATAAAAGAACATCTGGTTTTTCATTTCTAAATAGACTAGAAGAAAATGTAGAAGGCTTTAGAGTATTTACTCTTACCGAGAACCATCGTCACGAAATAGTATCCCCTATTTTAAGCGTATACGAATTATATAGGGAGTAGCAAAGACTACTATTTATATATAAAACTATATTACGATGGCTAATATTTCCATTTGGAACGGTAGTTCTACTTTTACAACCGGTTCTACTCCGTTTGGGTTTTACGATACAGATTCGGCCTTTCAAGCGGATGCAGATAAAGTAGCACATTTTTGTGCGACCAGGTTAGGTTTCCCTTTGATGGATGTAGAACTTAACTCAGGTTCTTTCTATGCCTGCTTTGAAGAAGCCGTAACCACTTATGGAAACGAAGTATTTCAATATAAAATTAGAGAAAACTATCTTTCTTTAGAAGGTGGAGCTACTGGTAGTAGTGTAAATAACAAATTAATAGATCCGACTCTCAATAGAGTAGTCCAAATATCTAATAACTACGGTACAGAAGCCGGAGTTGGAGGTAATGTCACTAAGTATACAGGATCTCTTCCTTTGACTGCTTCAGTCCAAGACTATGATTTAGATCAATGGGCTACAGACCAGGGCATTAGCGGTGGTATAGAAATAAGAAGAGTATTTTTTCAAGCCCCTCCTGCTATTTTAAGATATTTTGACCCTTATGCAGGTACCGGAACCGGTATTCAGTCCCTAATGGACGCTTTCGACTTCGGTTCTTTTAGTCCAGGAGTTAACTTTCTACTAATGCCTGCTTCTTACGATGCATTAAAAGTTCAAGCTATAGAATTTAATGATCAAATAAGGCGTTCCGGATATAGTTTCGAATTAGTAAATAATAGACTTAAAGTATTCCCTCTTCCAAGAGAAGCAACTACTCTCTATTTTGAATATTACAAGCTTTCTGACAAACAAGGTGCAGTAAATAGTACGGATACCGGACTTGTAACCAATGTTGGAGAGGTTCCTTACTCTAATCCTACCTATAATGAGCTAAATTCTGTTGCTAAGCAGTGGATTTATCGCTATACTTTAGCATTGACAAGAGAATTACTAGGATATATAAGAGGAAAGTACCAATCAGTACCTGTCCCAGGCGCCGAAGCTACTTTAAACCAAGCTGACTTACTAGCAGATGCAAGAACTGAGAAAGATTCACTTCTTACCGACCTTAGAGAGATGTTAGATCAAACTTCTAGGGTATCTCAACTGGAAAGAAAGAGTAATGAAAGTAAATTTTTAAAAGATACGCTGTCTGACGTACCAATGACTATTTTTATAGGCTAATGATTAAATTAAAAGACATATTACTAGAAGATGATAACAAGATTTACAAAGGTTTAGTTAGGGTTACTTACTCAGAAGATGGTTCCGTAATGGATGTAGCCGATGTAATACGTGCAGTTAAAGGAGTTACTATAGTTAACACGGCTGGAAATGAAGAAGGAAGAGATGTTTCAATGTATGACGTTAAAATACGTTCAAAAGCCGACCCTCAATCAGCTTTCCAGTTTATAAGACAAGAAGCTATGAAAGATCCTATCGTTAAGCGGTTTGAAATAGCTACTAAAACGATAGAGAGGGTTTAATGTTATTTGGAAGTAATAGAGACTTCAATTTACTTACCAAAATCAATAGAGAACTACTTAAAGATATAGTAGAACAGGAGGTACTGTACTATAAACTATCGTTAGAAGATACAGAAATCAATATATACGGAGAATCTTTAAGTAAAATCTTTTATACTCCGGCAAAACTTAATTGCCTTATAACTAGAGGTGATCAAGTTATAGATATTGACGATTTTGGTCCTGATTTAGGTAGAGAGGCATCATTTGCCTTCTTAAGAGAAGATTTAACCGATATACAAGTAGTACCTGAAGTAGGAGATATAGTAATGTGGCATGAAGACTATTACGAAGTTGATACAGTTCGAGAAAATCAACTGTTTTTAGGTAGAGACAACAGCTATAACTTAACAGATTACGGTTCACAATTCGGTAGAAGTGTATCTATTATAGTAGATTGCCATTTGACAAGAGGAGACAAAGTAGGAATAGCGGAGGTCGTATAAAATGAGTAAAATAGATAAGTTATTTACTGAAGTAGATAGAAGAAACAGAGGAAAAATAATACCTACAGGCTATGATCCTGAAACTCGTACGTTTTTCTCTAAGGTACAGTATACTCCTTTAAAAGATCTACGTACTAATATGGAGGAATTCGAAAAAGACTTTGAACAAGCCATTAAAACCTATCCAGACGATTCTAAACTCTTCGACTATCTACAAGCTCTAAAGAAATTTAACAAAGGACTACGTTCTCATATTACTCGTAACTATAAAGGAAGAGAGTAATGCCAGCAAGAAAGCCTATTCCCAAGTCTCAAGCTGAACTTTCCCAAGAGTCTATCACTTCTTATACTAATAGAGGTAAAAGCGGGGTAAGTACTAAAGGAAATAGAGCTGAAAGACGTAAAGTTAGCAGCGATGACGTAAAGCAGTTTAGTATTGGACTAAGAGACATTGATGAAACTATAGTTTACTACTTTAATAACGTAATTAAACCGTCAGCTATACAAAACGGTACCAGAAAAAACGTTCCTATCATTTACGGCTCACCTGAAAGATGGGCAGCTGTACAAAAAGACGGATTTTATAGAGATAAAAACGGGAAAATACAGGCTCCTTTAATAATGTATAAAAGAGATTCTATAGAAAAAAATAGATCTCTAGGAAATAAGCTTGACGCTAATAATCCTACTAACTTTGGTATATTTGAAAAGAAGTTTTCTAATAAAAACGTTTACGATAGGTTCTCTTTACTAAACAATAGAGACAAGGTAAAAGAATACTACGGAGTAATCATCCCAGACTACGTAAATATTACCTACTCTTGTATAGTATTTACAGATTATATAGAACAAATGAATAAAATAGTAGAATCTATCAACTTTGCTGCCGATTCTTATTGGGGAGACCCGGAAAAGTTTAAGTTTCGTGCTATGATAGATAACTTTACTACGGCTACTGAACTTAATCAAGGTCAGGATAGAAAAGTACGTACTGAATTTCAGATTAATATGCTAGGACATATAGTTTCCGATAGCATAAATGCTCAATTAAACGGATTAAATAAATTTTACTCAAAATCTGCTATTAGTTTTAAAATTGAAACAGCAGGTAATATAGAAACATTAAATGCTAGAGCTGATACTTCTGAAGCTGAAGCCGGACGTAGATTTTTCGACACTGCTTTAGTGGGAGCTCAGAAAGACGAACTTGCTCCTGGTATGAACGACGCAGAAATAACCTTCGTTGCACTAAATACAGTACAAATCGCCGATTCAGTTGGCATTAATGTAGCTACTTTTAACAACAGAACTATATCTACTGTACCTTCAGGATTTATAAGCGGTCAGTCTAACTTCCAAGTATATATTAACGGAATCATAGCTCCTGAGACTGCTAGAACAGTATCTCAAGAAGGAAGTAATATACGAGTAACTTTTGACGCTGCTATTTTAGGGTATGACGTCGATAGCAATGATCAAGTAATCTTAGCAGGAAAGTATAGTTAAGATGGGAACAATAAAATGGAAACAGCTTGCTAGGAATATATCAGGATCTGGTAATTTTACCGGTTCCCTAGCTCTAACTGGCTCGTATGCAGCTACAGGTTCCACTTTTTTTGGTGCTACTTTATTAGATGAGCATACTTTTACCGGTTCTATTAGTACTACAGGAAGTGTAACAGCAACTAATTTTATAGGATCAGGTTCTGGGTTAATAGGTTTACCGGCATCATCTATCGTAGGGTTAAATCTATCGCAGATACAGACCGGAAGCGTAAGTGCCTCAGTCGGATTGAGTGGAAATATATTTTCTATAGATAGCGGAAGTACTAATTTACTGAATTTAGATTCTTCCGGTAATATGACCGTGGAAGGTACATTAACTGCTAGAGAATTCTTTACAGAGTTTGTTAGTGCTTCTATATTATTTGAATCTGGGTCTACTATCTTTGGTAATTCGTTAGATGACACTCATGACATTACTGGAACCTTGAATTTAAGTGGTTCCGGAGGACATAATATATCTGGGTCAATAAATATATCAACAGGAGTAACTTCTTCTACTGCTATTGTTACAAATAATATAACTAATGGTTACCCAACTTCAAATAATTGGAAAGAAAACTTAGAAGGATCGTATTTTAACAACTTTGACCAAAGTACTCACGTTTCAGAGATACTAAGATTTATGGCCGGAGTACTGAGTAGTTCTTTAGACGTTGCTGATGCACAGCCAAATACTAAAACCTTTGGATCTATAAGTACTTCACATTCTCAAGGCAGTACTATATCAAAAAGCTCGTTATTAAACGGTGTTTTAGGAGCAAGTTACGAGAATGCAAGACTTTCTACTCATTGGACTAGTTCGGCGTATATAAACTACAGTCAAACTGCTTCTTACCAAGAAGTTCAAAATTATTTACTAGCTAAGAACTGGATGGTATCCGGAGATTTAGGTACGTACGGTAATGATACGGGTACTAATCCCTTTCACGGAAGCTACGCTTCAAGAATACCTTCAACTATACAGCGTCAAAGTAGTTTTGGTACTAATAGCTTTACTATCTCTGCTAATGCTGCCGGATCTTCAGACATTTATTCAAATAGTAATTATTTTGGACTAGGAACATTAACTAATGGCGGTCCTACTGCGTATACAGTTAGGGTAGAGGCATCTCATTCGTTTAGCGATAGTTATGACGATCAGACTCCTGACCAAAACTCTACTTTTACTACTCAATCTGCTGTAGAATATACTATTTCAAGTTTTGGTACATCAAACGGTTTAATTTTATCAAAAATAGTAACATCTCAACCGGCAGTTATACCTTCTGCTTATCAAGATGGTGATTTTAACAGTGTAGCCGGTCCAATTAGTGGAAGATTTTATACTGGAGGTAGTACTAACGCGGCTACATTATCGGCAAGCGGATATTACAAAACTTACGGAGTTGTTGCAGGATTACAAACCGGTTCCCAATCGGAATTTACGACTAAAAACGGTTCGGACAGCAGTACTAGATTTTACCTATATACAGGAGATTTACCAAGCGATATAACTAACGGTGCTCCTACACCTGTTGTAAGTAGTAACTTAGCTAGAACTTCTTTTGCAGCAACTTCACGCAGCTTAAGTGGAGCTCCTTATCTCCTAACAACTACCTACTCGTTTACCTTCGATTCAGAAGTTACAGGTTCCTTTGATCCAGCATACGGATATGCATCATCAGTATTAGTTAACAGTAATCCAACAGATACCTGGGAAAATATAGGATCTACGACTTTATCTAACAGTACTACTACAGTCTCTAATTCAGGAGTTTCTTCAACAGGTAATAACAATTATGTTATTAGCAGCGATTATATTACTAAGAGGTCTTCTGGTAATATACCGCATATTGACGATATAGCAGTAGCTAGTTCTTCTTTATCCTTTACTTTAGACAGTAATACCGAAAACGTAGGGCAAAATAGATCCTCTAACAACTCTCTAAACTACAATTTATCCTTTAGAGCTACAGGACGCAACTGGAAAAATTCTTCTGCTACTTCTAACTCTTCGACTATAAGTTTATATGACGCTTCTCTATTCGGTCAAGCATCATCCAGTGGTAGCATGGCCGTTTACAGTAGAGCTCAAGGATACGATTCTAATACCTTACAGGATACTACAGAAACTTTTACCGGAGAAGATAACAGAATAGTAATTGCAGATAATGTTACTCAGTTTAACGGTACTGCTTTTACTACTAATACTTTTCAGACTAATGATAACGGAGATGCAGTATTAGGAGATTACGATCTTCAGGTAAAACCTGGATATTTAGTAGATCCTGGTGGAAACTACGGTTACTGGTTTGCTTCTGGTTTTGGAAGTGGAACTTATAAGTATTATATTAGAAGATTCCGTAAATCTAGCGGTACTAAAACAAGTATGACTTTGAACGTAGGAAAGACATTAGTTAGTTGGGATTCAACCTCGAATGGAGTAGCAGCCGCTATAATATTTAAATCTGCTGCTAACGGTAGCGGGGCAAACGATGTACAATCGGTATGCAGACTTTACGATCCTACTAAGACGAATGACAACTTAATTGAAGCAGCAGTATCTGCAGATAATTTTAAAAATCCATTTACAAGTAACATTGATTTATATGGGAATACCGGTGGTAGTATATCCTCTACTACTTATACGGTACCAATGAGAAATGCAGATGGTATGTATTTAGATGACAGCGACAATGAACTTTACATAATTATAAGATATAAGGGGGATCCATCTCCGGTTACAAGCATAACTTTAGGGTATAGTTAAAAATGGCAATTAACTTAGAGCAAAAATCAAACAGAATACTAGGCGGTAGAAGATTTACCAGTACAGATCTATCTACATCCCAAGAAGCCTTTCAGTCTAATCTTGATATAAATGCTGGCGAAATTTATACTCAAGCTGAACTGATTCCAGAAACTGGTTTACCGTTTAGCGGTAGTTCTCAAAATGGAGAGATATATCAGTCGGATGGTAAAAATATTCTTAAGTATTACTATAGACAAAGACTTACTAAGTCTAATGTTGATAGAGATGTTTGGTTTTTTATGGCTCCTACTGGAAGTGCTGCAGGAGTGACCCCTCAATTAATACAGTCTGGTCAGCAGACTAACTTTATCAGCCCTAAATACGGTGCTACATCTATAGCTAACTCTACTGCAGAAGATGCTACACCAGGGTATAATATCAGAGTATTTGTTTCTACTACCTTAGATAGCGGTTCATTAGGAGGGAGCGACGTTCAAGCTGCTTCAACATATCAGTTTGACTATAAAACCGGTGTTTTACAGTTTGACAGTAATGTACCTTCTAGTTCTGAAATTGTATATGTAACAGCTTACCAGTATGTGGGAAAAACTTTAGCTAACGATCCGAATATAGGGATATTTACTCAAACCGGAAGCTACTACAATACAACAAACGATCTAAAAATAACTGGTAGTTTAGCATTGTTAGGAGATCTTGTAGTTGACGGTAATACTACATTCAGATCACCAGATACAGGTAGTTATTCCGTTACTGTTGAAGGTCAAATGCGTGTTTTACAACGAGAAATAAATTCTGCTGTTCGTAAAGCTAAAATAGAAGTCCAAAATCTAGGTTCAATCGGAGACGAAGATGATGATAACGTATTAGATCTAGGTGGATTTTTTTAATTTAAATCACATATTTATATATAAAGTAATAAACTTGGAGTATTCTCTTGGCACAAATTATTAAACTAAGACGCGGTCCCGTCGGTAATTTACCTTCCGTTGCTACACAACAAGGTGAACTCCTACTTGCCTCTGGATCTATTTCGCAACTATCAGGTCCTTTTTTAACAATGACCGGTACTGCCGGTACTGGTACTTCTACAATAGTTGGGAAAATTTACCAAGGGTCTTCCGCTCCGGACATTAGCTCTAACTCAGTACTTACTGGTACTCCTTTCTACGATACCGGTAACGAAGCTCTTATAAGATTAAATCATGCCGGCAATCAAACTTTAGACTTAACAGGTAACATTGAAGGTAATACGATATCTTCAGTTACTATTAATACCTTAAATGGCAACGTTGATGTAGTAGGAAACATAAGCGCTTCCAATTTAGATTTATCAGGGGATGCTGACATTACCGGTAATATTACTTTAGGAGGTAATATTACTTTAGGTGATCAAGATGTAGATTTTGTAGCATTTAAAGCCGACGTCAGTTCATCTTTAATACCAGATGCTGATGGAGCATTCGATTTAGGTACTACTACTAAGGAATGGAGAAATATATACGTACAGTCTACTTTTACTTCTGGTTCTACTGTAAACGGTAATGTACAAGTAACCGGTACTCTAGATGTAGACGGACAGAGTACTCTAGCATCTGTTAACGTACAAGACTTAACTTCAGGTAGAGTAGTATTAGCAGGTTCAAGTGGAGAATTAGAGGACTCTGCTAATTTAACTTTTGACGGTACTAAATTAAATATTACCGGTAACGTTACAGCAAGTGCCGGGTTTCATTCTGACGGACTATCAACCTTTAACACGGTAAATGCAGAAAATTTAACTTCCGGTAGAGTACTTTTAGCAGGTGCTGATGGTTTAATTACTGATTCCGGTAATCTTACTTTTAACGGTACCTTACTTACAGCAACCGGTAATATAAGCGGTTCTGGAACTTTAAATATCGATGGTCAATCATCTCTCGCCTCATTAAATGTAGAGGACTTAACATCAGGTAGGGTAGTTCTAGCCGGTACTAATGGAGAACTACAAGACTCAGGTAATTTAACTTTTAACGGCACCCTTCTAACTACTACCGGTAACCAGCAAATTACTGGTACCTTAAACGTTGATAGTCAAGCCACTCTTGCTTCTTTAAATGTAGAAGATTTAACTCAAGGTAGAGTTGTAATAGTCGGTGCTACCGGAGAGATAGCAGACGACGGAGGCCTTACTTATAACTCAGGTACGGATACTCTAACAGTAGCTGGAGATATAGCAGTAAATGGTGGAGATATTACTTCTACAGCAAGTACCTTCAACCTACTTAACGCTACTCCTACTACAGTTAATGCTTTTGGTGCAGCAACCGCTGTAAACATAGGTGCCGGAGCTTCAACTACTACATTAGCAGGAGACTTACAGGTTAACGGTAATGATATAAAATCATCCACTGGAGCTACCGTTCTTACTTTATCGGCAGATGATGCTATATTTGCTGACGATGTATTTATCTCTGGATCCCTTACATTATTAGGATCTGCAACTGAATTAGTAATATCTTCTTCTACTGTAGAGCTAGACGATAATATAATACGTCTTAACTCTTTTGCACCTTTCCAAAGATATGCCGGATTTGAAGTTATAGATTCTGGCTCGGCTGGTATATCAGCTTCATTACAATGGGATTCACAAAATGACTACTGGTTAATAGAAAGTTCTTCAAAACAAAGTGGTAAAATTGTTGCTACTACATACGGTGATTTTGGAAGTGAATCTTCATTAACAGCTAACACTATTCCAAAAGCTACTGATGCAGCATCTATTGGAAATTCAAAATTAACAGATAACGGTAGTAATTTAATTTACGATACCGATGCATTAAACGTAGCAGCAACTTCTGGTAATACAAGCGTTAAAGGAGTATTGACGTTACCTAACGCAGGTGGAGCCGATGCCAATTCTAACAGCTCAGCAGTTGTCTTTAGAAATTCATCAAACCAAATAGGGTACGTTTCTACAACTGAAACTACTAACGTATTAGACGGAATGTTAGGATATAATAATGCTGCTGGTACACTTGTATTTTCTACAGTAATAGACGGCGGTACTTTCTAAAATATTTTCAACCCCTGAAAGCCCTACCTAAAACCCGATAGTTAATTCTATTGGGTTTTTTTATTGAATAATTCTATTTATATTAGAAGTATATACTTCCTATTCTAGAATACATACAATATAAGGTCAAATGAGCCAAACCATTAAGCTGAAACGGTCTGCAGTTGCAGGCAAGGTCCCAACCACATCCAGTCTCGATCTAGGGGAGATCGCAATAAATACCGCCGACGGTAAAGCCTATCTTAAAAAGAACGACGGTTCAGAATCTATACAAACTCTTTTAGTTACAGATGCCACTACTACTGGTTCTATAAACATAGTAGGTAATGTCTCAGCTTCAGCTTTTTCGGGTTCATTTTTTGGTAATGGCACAGGGTTAACAAGAAATATGGCCATTACAGGGTCAGATGTATTTGGTAATCAATTTAATGATCACGTTTCTGTCTTACATTTTGACGCAGGTACAGGATTAAACGTAAGCGCTTCAGCACCTGATACAGCTTTTATAAAATTAGGTTCTCATTTTAGAGACTTTTTTGTAGACGGTTCTGCTACTATTATAGCTACCGGTTCAGATCAGATGGATATTATAGCCAATGGCGGCCTAGATATATCTACTTCTCTTACAGATACTAACGGTAACGGGGTTTCAAAAGAATTAATTTTTGCCGTAGATGCAACAGTTGCAAGAACCGGATCTAATACTTTTACTGCCGACCAAACCATACAAGGTAAAGTCACCAGTTCAACTTTAGATACTTCCGGTAATGCTATTATTAGAGGAGACTTAGATGTAATTGGGGATATAAATAT